GCACTTCCTGGAGTGGCTGGTCTTCGGCGATCTCTTTGCCGCCGCCGGGGAGTCGGCGGTAGAGGTTGAATGGCATCGACGCGATGCTCTCAGAGAGCACGCGGACGCAGGCGAGCACCGCGCTGCATGAGAGGCTGCTCTCGGGCGATATCGTGACCCCGGCAGCCGTCTTCTGGTTGCCGATGATCTCCTCGAACACGCGGGAGAGGCTGTACCGCATCTCCATCAGGTCTTCGACGTCGGCGGTTTCGTCCACTAAAACACCACCAATTCAGGGTCAGTTTCGGGGCCGTGGAGTTCGCCGCTGGCTATCCCCAAGGCCATGATCAGGGCCACGGCGGCGTCGATTCGGTAGGTCGAGCTAGAGTGTTGCTTTGTAGGCTTTAGGTTCCCTGCGTCGTCGATCTTCACCTGCACGTTCGACATCTGCCAAGCCAAGCAGGGGTTCGCTGCGTGCCGCAGTTTCTGGCCCAAAATCAGCGTATTCAAAAATTTCGTCGGCGCTGACATCGACGCAAAGCCTTGTCCAAAAGGCTTGACGTCGATGCCCTCGGACGCCAGTTGCGTCGTCAGGTGCGTCGCATTCCATCGGTCGATTGCGACAGCCCGAACCGCATTCTTCTCGCAAAACGAGAGAACGTAGTCGCGAACCACGTCGTAATCCGTAATATCGCCTTCTGTTAGTGTAACAAACCCTTCCTTCGCCCATTGCCGATACGGCACCCGATCGGTCTTCGACGCCTTCTCTGCGTTGTCGCCTGGGATGAAGACCTGGCAGTGGATGTCGAAGGTGCCGTCATCGTCGGGCCACACCGCGACGAACGCCGTCGTGTCCGATGTGCTCGACAAGTCGAGGCCGCAGTAGGCAACGCGGCCGGCAGTGGGCCGCAGGGGGGCGTTGTTCGCTTCCCACGCGCCGTGTCGCAGCCACTTGGATTCCGACTGACAGAATTGGTTCAAGTGGAGCGTTCTGAAGACGATCTCTTCGCTCGGCGACTGCTTGGCCCGCAGGCTCATCTGGTGGAAGTAGTCCGGCTTCAGCGTCACGCCGTAGTTCGGATTCGCGGCCTTCCAGGTTTCCTCGATGAACGGGTCGGCATCTGGCGGCGCCGCGTAGATGCAGGGCAGGAACGTGTCGTCCTTGAGGACGCCGTCGCGAATCTTCTCCGCCCGCTGCCAGTCCTTGTAGCACGGCCCCTGCATATCCGTGCCGGCCGTCGTGATGTAGACGACCAGCGGCTGGGATCGGGCTCCCATGCCCGTTTCCAGCACGTCGACCAGCTCGCGGTCGGGGAAGACGTGATATTCGTCGATCAGCACGCACGAGGGGTTGTAGCCGTGTTTCGTGCCGGCTTCGGAGCTGATGCAGAACATCGACGCATTGCGTTCCGGCACCACGATGCTGTTGCGGTAGACCTTGGCTCGTCGGGCCAGGGAAGGGCAGGACTCGAGCAGATGCTTGGCTGCGGTGTGCAGGAGGCTGGCCTGGGAGCGGTCGCCGGCCGCGACGATCACCTCGGCGCCGATGTCATCGCAGAAGACCATGTAGAGGCCGAGGGCCGCCGCTAGTTGCGTCTTCCCGTTCTTTCGGGGCAAGGCCAGCATGGAGGTGCGGTACTTCCGCAGGCCGTCGTCGCGCTTCGTGTTGAGCAGGCGATCGAGGTACTCGTCCTGCCACGGCTCCAAAAGAAACTGCTGCCCCGCGAAGTCGCCGCGGGAGTGCTTGAGGAGCGCGATGAAATCGCGGATGTCAACCACGCTTTGAGAGCAGGGCGTCCATCGGGTCGTCGATGACCTTCACCGCCCCGTACCCGAGGCGGGTGCGGTCGGCCGGCGTCAGCCCGAGCACGGTTTCCAGGTGCCGGAGCATCTCGCCCGACTCCTTGAACTGGGTCGCCATGCCGCAGGGGCGGACGAACCGGAGGCTGCCGTCGGTGTTCGTCACCTCGACATAGACGGCGTCCATCTCCTGGAGCTTTTCGGCGGCAAACTCCCAGATGACGTAGGTCGCGGCGTATCTGGCGATCACTGCCTCGTCGGATTCCGCGAGCGTACCCATGTTCGTCAGCCAGGTGACGACGTTCGCGAAGATTTCCTTGGCCCGAGGCTTCAGCCAGGCCGGCGGCTCGAGCGGGGCGGCTGGGGCGGCGCCGAGTTCCTCGCGGTTCTTCGCGTGCTTTGACCCGCGGAGGGTCAGAATGTGCTTCGGCGTTGGCGGTCGGCCCTTCATGCCTCTTAGGGTACGGGCCGCAGTGTCGTCGCCGCAAAGGAGTCGGCGCGAAAAGGGTCAATTTTGTCTCGGCGTCTGCCCCTAGGGACATGCGGTCTGTCGGCCAATCCCCCCCGCCGGGTGGTGCCCTATCGGGCGCAACCGCCGCGGAGTATTTCGCAACCGCGATACCTGGACGCAACGCGCCGCGGCTTGTCGTCGCGGAGTATTTCGCAACCGCGATACCATCGAGCCGGCGGTATTTCGTTGGCGAAACTAGGCTTGCCGGCTTGACCGAAACGGCTCGAAACTCTGCACCAAAAACCGCGCATTTCGCGGGGGTTGCGCGCGCCGTGTCTCATCCTGCTAACTGTCCATCAAAAAATATTTCAAGCCGCGCGCAAGTTTTTCCGATTGAAAGCGTATCCTAGTTGACGGCGACCAATCGGTAGCCTATATTCAAACAACCGCGGCGGAAACCACGGCGACATAAATAGAGAAAGGATCGAGACAAATGGACCCCAACGCAACCCTGGAAACCTTGCTCGCAGCAATCGCAACCGACGATACCGAAACGGTATCGGAAGCTTCCGACAATCTCCGCGGCTGGATCGACCGCGGCGGTTTTCTTCCCGATGAATTGGAGTCTATCGCCGTCCACCTATTCAATCTCTCGAAAGATTATGGGCAGGAAACCGACGGCATAGACTTCCGTTTTTACTTGACCGAAAACGGAGACTTGCGGCCGGCTTTCGGGGATGCTTCATACGATCAGGACCATCGGGGATACTGCGGCGCCGGTTCCGTTGCCGCAGGGGATAGCCTGGACGATTGCCGCAAGGCCGCGGCGGCTTGTCTCGACGATGCTGTAGAGTTTTATTTTTGCGGCCGATAGCAGACATAACACGCAAACAACCGGAAACCGCGGCCGGTTTCATACCGCGGCGAATCCTAGACCGGAAAGAGAATCCAAAATGAACGCTACGAAAACAGTTTTTCAGACCGTCGCCGGCGAACTATCCGCGGCTTTCGAGACGTCAACCCGCACGAATGGCGATACCTTCTATCGTATTCGCGAAACGGCTCCCGCATGGATTATTTGCGACGACGACCCGCTTACGCCCGGCCTAATGTATCGAGTCCATGCAGCCGTTGATGATCGGCCGCCATGCGACTGGGTTTACGAAACGGCCAGCCGTGCGGCCGATTGGGCGGCGGAGTTTGAAACCGTGGAAGCCGCGCGGGATTGCGTCCATGAATTCGCCGATGGCGGCGTCGACATTTATACCGGCGACCTATTCCACTGGGCGGAAAACGGCCGCAACCGCGAATTGTGCGAACGTGCGGTTTCGGAATTCGGGCAGCCCGGAGACGGTTTCGACACTGGCACAGTTTCCCGATGGATTTCGGGGGGGCAGTTCATGGCCGCGGAATGGATTGCCGGCGCAATCCTGGACGCAATCGACGGGGAGGCTCGACGCCGCGGCGAATAGCCCACGGCTCCCCCGCAACCCCCGCACGGCTCGAGCCGTCGGGGGCGACGGGGGCGCCGTGCGGCGCCCGAACCTGAAAACCCTGGAAACGGAGACAGCAACAATGGGCAGATTCAATCGAGACAGCAACCCCCGCGAAATCATCGTCAAGTATGCCGCGGCTTGCTCGGAGACTGGCAAGCCGCTCCCCGCGGGCGCCGCGGCGATTTACTATCCGCGGTCGAAAAAGCTTTACCATCCCGAAAGCAAAACGGCCGCGGAGTATCGCTCGCAAGCCGCCGCGGCGGCTTTTTGCTTGGGGGATGCTAACTGGTAACGGCTCCCCCGCAACCGCACGGCGCCCGCGGCCGTGCGGCGACGGGGGCGCCGTGCGGCGCCCGATTGGTCAATCCCCTGGAGACTTCCCCACAATGGCACACTATCGCACGAAGTACGAAACCGTTTTGACGGCGCCGGACGGCGCCCGCTACTTGCTGCTATACGTCGAAAGCCGGAGCGCCCGCGGCTTGCTCGATTGTTTGCGGCGCCGCGGCGCCGAACTCTGCGAGCGTATCGGCCTGGACGATACAGCAACCGTCAATCGAGCCGGCGCCGGCCGGTTTCCGGTTTTTGATTTTGGCAACGGCTGGAAAGCCGGCTACTCCGGCCGAACGCGGCTTGAAGCAAAGCAAGCCGGAGAGCTGCCCTGGATTTTCGAGCCGGCCGCGGCTGGCAACTAGACCCCCGAACGTGGAAACCCGCGGCGCGTTGCCGCGGCCTGGATCGACACTACCCCCGAACGTGGAAAGCTTGAACCTATGCACACTCTCGAATTAGACGCAACCGCAACCGTTGGCGATACGGTCTACCTTGCCGGCCGAACCTGGACAGTAACGGAGACAGTGTGGCCGGACGATTGGAGCCTATGGGCGGATTTATCGCCAATCGAAATAGACTTGCTTGATGCTATGGCGCCATACGCTTTCCGGTTGCCGTCGCGGCAACGGGCGCCGGAAACGGTCTACCCCCGCGGCATTTTCCACGGCGCCGCACGGCTCGAAACAACCGGCCGCGCGATTGTGCGGAAAAACGGCGCGGCATGGTTGCGTTGCCGGATTGAATTGTGGGACGGAGAGACGACGCAAAGTCTCCGCGGCCTGGTTTGCCTGAAATAACTACCCCCCGAACGTAACAACCCGCGGCGCGTTGCCGCGGCCTGGACGATACCCCCGAACGTAACAACCCGAAAGGTACAGAAAATGATCGAGTTTACCCGCGATAGTCTGCCGTTTGAAACCCCCGATGCAATCGTTGTTCGCCTGGACGGCCGCGCCATCGGCACGATCCAGCCATCCGCAGACTCAAAAACGGCATACGTTTGTAGTGGCATCGGCCTTGAATCAAACGGGGAGGGCTTTGTCGGCGGCGACATTTTCCGCTCCGCGGCAACGCTGATCCTCCGGCGGCTCTGCGCCGATGGCCGGCTCCCCCGCGGGATTGCGCTTCTGTAGACCCCCGAACGTAACAACCCTATACCCCCGAACGTGGAAACGCGACGATGAAACCATCCGAAATGAAAGAACGCGCCGACGCGGCCGGCCTGGATTGGCCAGCGGTCAAGGCTATTTACGATGAAATGCGAGCGGCCGAACGTGCGGCAATCGAGCGGCCGATAGAGGCTCGCAAAATTGCATACGCTGCCCTAGGGCACGGGCACGGTGGCCGATGGAAGCTTGCCAACCGTCATGCGACGACTGACGGCGACCAAACGAACGTCCGGCATTTCGACGACGTTGCAAGGCAGCTAGCGGCAACGGAATTGCCGGAGCTGGGAGACGACGACCCCGCGGCGGAATTGTGGGCGCTTGTCAACGGAGACGCGCCCGAAATGCCCCCCGCGGCGGAAACTTTCGAGCGTGCCCTAGACCGTGCGCGGCTCGAAGCGCCGCGGGCGGCAGTGTCGCCGGACGATTTACTGCCACTGCCACTGGCAGCGTACACGGCAGACATATCGGAACAATGGTTGCGCAAGCTTGTGGCCGACGGCAAGGTAGCCGGATTTCGCGTCGGCCGTTGCTGGCTTGTGAAGCGCTCCGCCGCGGAGAGTTTCAAGCGCCACCCAACGGCCGGGCGGCCACGAAAGGAAGCGGCTCCGTTTTAGGCGACATAACGATATAACCCCCGAACGTGGAAACGGGCCGGCGCGTTGCCGGCCTCGGACGGGGGAACGATGGATGAAAGGAACCCCGAACGTGGAAACGATGGACTACATGAAGGCCGAACGTGGATCGGATGGCGGATGGCGATTGTTTTTCCGCGGCACGCAAAACGAAGTGTGGCCCGACCGGGTTTTCGCCAATGCGTCGTCGGCTCGACGATATGCCGCGGCTCGATTGGCAGCGGAGAAAGCCTATGCCGACATAGGCGCCGATCCAGCAGTCGATTGCGACGGCGACTTCGAGACGTTGACCGTTGAACAGCTCGAAGCGGAGGACGCCTATATCGGCGACTTTCAAGGCTGACGACCGCCCCGCAACCCCCGTTCGTGGCAGCGCGACGGGGGCGACGGGGCGGCCGGCGGTGTGCTGGCCCGAACGTGGAAACGATACGAAAGGAACCCCGAACGTGGAAAACCTGAAAGAATATACTGCGACGTCGGCCCTCAATCTCGGCGATTGGCGGCCTGGATTCACCCGCGTGATTTTTCGCCGTGGCGCCGCGGACGCTACGGCGATTGAACTGCCTTGCAACCTATACCGGGCAGTGTGCGGCGGCCCGTCTTGCGGCGGCAAGACGCTCGCAGACTTTGCGAGGCTCTTTGCGACCGGCCAGGTAAAGCTGGCGCCAGCCAGTTTCACGGACTACTACACCCGCGGCCGGATTGTGCTCGGCGAGACGTCTTGCGGAACACGGCTCGACTGGGAACTGGACGAATGGATTGCCGCGCAGCCGTAGTGCGCGACCGCCCCGCAACCCCCGTCCGGCGAAAGCCGCCGGGGGCGACGGAGCGGCCGGCAACGTCGCCGTCCCCGAACGTGGAAACGACAACAGCAAAGGAACCAGAATCATGCCCAAGAAAAAGCAGACCTACACCGTGCGGATTGAATGGCCCGTTACCTATTACTGCGACACCACAGTGGAAGCATCGAGCCCCGAGGAAGCCGCGAAGATTGCACTAGCAGACCCCGACTATGACAACCAACGTAGCTACGACGAATCCGGCGATAGCACGGTCGAAGGGGTCTGCGAAGGCGACGAATACAGCTTCGAGAGTCATATCGAAGTCTGATTGCGATGGAGGCCGGCAGTGTGCTGGCCCGAACGTGGAAAACCGCACGGAGACAAAAGCGATGCCAATACCCCCGAACGTGGAAACCGAATACCGGCTCTCGCCGCGCGTCGTGCTCCGGCCCGGCGACAGATTCAAGGCAAGCGCCGGCCCGTACTATCGGCTCGACGACGGCCGCCGCGTGCCGATGGCTGCCCGTGGGCTGTTCGTCCTAGTTGAGATTGTGCGGCAACGCACGCGGGTTTACTTGCTGGCCTACGGCCGCGACGGCTGGGCGCTCTTGCACGTTGAGGGCCGGCGGCGATCGAAGGTGCCCGGCCTAGTCTGCCGGCCGTATCGAGTGCGGAGGGCTGGAAAACTTGATGCTATTGCCTTCAGGAAACCGATAGCCTAGTATGCGACAGACCGAGACAATGGCAGGGGCCGCGGTAGCCCCGAACGTGAGAACGATAACCCCGATTAGGAGAACGCGACGATGAAAACGACCGACTACACACTGACCGACAGAATCAGCGATGCCTGGTACATGGGAACGATGGTCTATCCGGCGAAGCTGGCGGCCCCCGCCGTGATTGAATGGGCGGCGGCCGTTGCCAATCTGGCGATGATCACGGGATTCCGGCGGCTGGCGATTCGTGCGGCAATCTATGCCTATGACATTGCCGACCACGATCCCGCCGATGCCACCTGGGAACTGCACCGGCAGCGGATGCCGTGGGCCTGGAGCAGCGAGGGGTTCCGGCCGTCGCTGGCCCTTATGGCCGCGGGCCGCTGGAGTGTCTGACGATTGCCGCCCCGGCTCGTTGCCTGGGCGGTTCGATGATGGGATGATTTCACCGACCCCGGACGGGGGAAACGATACGAAAGGGAACAACGATGACTAAGCGAGCCACAAAGAATCCGCCATGGGATGATCTTCGGGTCTATGACGATGACCCCGCTGGCGTGACGTTTGAGATCGTGTTTGGCGACTACGTTTCAGAGCTGTACGGAGTCGCGGACGGTGAGACTGTCGAGCAGGCAGCAATGAGCGTCTGCCGGCGATTCGACTGGATCGACAACCCGCCGGGCGAGGAGGATGACGAGACGCCCGGCGACGACGAGGAAGCCGAGCACGGCTTCGACCCGATCCGTGACGGCTGGGTCGGCAAAGACGGTCTGCCCTGACGACCCGCCCGCAACCCCCGGCCGGCGAAACGCTGACGGGGGCGACGGGCGGGCCGACGTGGCCCGGAGCGTGGAAACCTAAAACCATAGAGATGAGGAGGGCGATGATGACATACACGCAATGCACGATCCTGAAACACTCGGTCGAGTTCAAGCTGCTATCCAGCGGCTACATCTCCGTTGGCGTCGATGGCTGGCTCGTCGGCAATTACGAGAACGACTCGGCGGCGATCGTCGCCGCCCTTGAGCACATTCGCGTTGCGGAAGGGATGACGAAGCGACCGCTGCTGCCTGGGCGTGCTCGTGCGGAGCTGCGCGAGATGACGACTGTTGATGCTGGCTGACCCCTGGATCGTAGAAACCCAAACCATGCCGCCCCGTGCGGCGAAACATGAGGAGCGCGACGATGGCGACGGCAACAGAATCATGGAGCGAAACGGACGGATACGGGATCCCGAGGATCGTGTCGCAGGCGGGGCTGAAGCGTCGGTACAGCTACGATGCCGGCGTGACCTGGCGGGCAAACGCTCGCAAGGCCCGCGAGGCGGCCGGCGTGCCGGAGCCTTGGTACTGGCTGGCCGGCGTGCCTTACTGCCCAGCGTGCGTCGAGGGCGACAGCGGGTGCATGAGCGATGACGAGATGATGCAGGCGAGCCGATCCCCGCGGTCGGCGTATGACTGCAAGTGCGCATGCTGCGGCGAGAAGTCCTGACCCTGACCGTAGAAACGAGAGTTCAATTCAACCCTGCCGCCCCGTGCGGCGAAACAAGGAGAGCGACGATGACAAAGATTGCAGGCAACAAGATTGGCGACGGATACGTCTACGACTACATCACCCATCCAGCCGGCGGCGGCCTACGGTTGTTCTCGCAGGACTGCCACGTTGACGAGGATGGATACATCGTGGCCGACGGCGATCCCGTAGATATGACCGACGCAGTGGATGCCGACGACCTTTGCAAGTGGGCGAATACATGGACGCTCGACGCCAAGCACGGCGACCCAAATGATTGCATCGTCGGGCCTGGCGAGAAGCTCGTCGCGCACCGGCTCATGCGAAACGAGGAACTGGACGCTCGCTAGAGCACCCCGCGCCCCGGCGGCCCGCCGCCACCCCGGAGCGTAGAAACCCCGAGCGGCGAAACGAGGAGAGCGACGATGAAGACGAAGCTGATCAAGCAGGCGACAGTGACGATGACGAGGGCAGAGGCTTCGGCCCTGCTTTCGGCTGTGAGCGTGGCCCTTGAGGCCAACGGTGGCAAGGCTCCGGCGAGCCTCGAGGATGCACTCTACGAGATCGTTGAGCGGATGAATGAGGCGTTCGATTTCCGAATTGGGGAGGCCCGCCCGTGACAAACCGAGTGACCCCCTACGAAGCCGGCTGGCTCACGATGCTCGTGGCCCGCGGGCTGGCCACGGAGGCCCAGGCCCGCGATGCTATGCACCGCGTCGCCCAGGCGGCCGTGGACGAGCTGAACGCCAGGAGGGCCGCGAAAAAGCGGCTCAAGCGGAAGAGACGAAACGACGATTGACTACATAACGCGATTGTGGATAGCCTACAAACCCCGACCGTAGAAACCCAAGGAGGATAGAGCAATGATTCTGCATGATGGAGAAACCGTGTACCTGACTTTGACCACGCCCCGCGACAGCAACGGGGAGCCCCGAGCGTGGGTAACTGAGGCGGTCGTGCTCGACGCCGAGCACAAGATCGTCCGCGAGACGGAGCACGGCCGCGTGCGAGTCCTGCTATTCGGCGAGGGCGTCCACCAGTGCCAGGCGGCGGCGTGGGCGGCGTGCTCGACGGAGCTGGGGGCGTTCGCGTCGTCCATCCGCCGCCTGGCCGACGAGTGTGCCGCCCAGGCAGCAAAACTTGAGGTCGCCGTCGCATGACCCCCGACCGTTGGAACCAGTGCATCCGCGGCTTGCTGCTCGTCCGCCTCGGGCAAGAACTCGGGACGGACGGGCCGCTCGCGCGGGCTGTTCACGATTTTCTGGATGCCCTTATTGGCCTCGTCAGGTAAACTCCCCCCGTCCGTAGAAACGAGAGCCATGAGAATAGACACAGACCAGTGGATGACGCTTTCGGAGGCGTGTGTGGCCGGCGGGTTCACGCAATCCACCGGATACCGGCTCGCGCAAAGCCTTGGGCTTATCAAGGTCGTTTTCGGTGTGAAGATCGTCCGTAAGGCCGACGTCAATACGATGCAGGAGAATCGCAAGCGGATCGGGAACCCAGACTGGATCGAATCCTACGACGCAGCCGCCGCGGCGGCACTCCGGGCCGTGGAAAGCAGGGAGCGCCGGAAGAAGAAGGCCGCTAAAGATTCTCTGCGGCCGTCTTCCTAGAGTGGCATTCGGCGTGGGCGAACTGGAGATTCTCCATCGCGTCGGTGCCACC